TTATTTCAATGTTCGGATCATTACTACCTGTAGACAAAGATAAATCAGATATTTTTACATTTCCTAAAATATTTTCAAATTCACCTACAGTAGACCCCTCAGACCTACTTATAGACAAGTTTTGAGCTTTTCTATATTCACCATTAGGCATTATACGAGGATCAAGATCTTGATTCATCTTGCCTTTAAGAAATGTATTTTTAATTTCAGCCATTTAATTCTAGTGTTTTATCCATTTAGATTTACCTCTCATTACTTGAACTATTTCATCAAGTTTTATGTTTGATAGTCTTATTTTAGCGTTTCTTAATTTAGCGCTTCTCTCTTGCTTTAATCTTCTAACTATATATTCAGGTTGGTTTATTCTAGAAGCTACGATAGCGTGGCTTATATGAGCATATAAAGCCTCTTCTGCCAGCTTAGGAACTTGAGTATCCATATCGTAGGCTAATCCATCAGATATATACTCTAAAACTATAAGTGCGCCAGCTAAATTACTTGAGAAAGACATCTTGCCTTCTCTGTGATTTATAGTAAACCATCCGTTTACTTGAGCATACTGAGGATCTAATCCGTAATTTTGACCTAAAAGCTGCTCATCCCAACCCCAATTGTCATATCCTTCGTTATATAAATCTTCTACATTATCTTGATTTATTAAAGTATCGTCTGCTGTTCGCCATCTTTCCTCTGTTATCGATGTTCCCTCAAGGTTGTTACCAAAGTTGTCTTGTGTTGGCACACCCTTAGAATCCTGTACAGGTGTTTCAAATGGGTTTGTAGTTAAATTGTTTGCAGGATATATAGGTCTTTTTACACCTAACTGATCTATCCAGGACACCTTTGTGTAGTTTACGTAATCTTGTGGTATCACGACACTTAATTCAGGCGGTATATTTAATTCTTGTGATTTGATACTTTTTAATGTATCATAGCTAAATTCCTGCATTCCACGTTTAGCGTGAAATATTATATCTGTTCTTTTGCAACTAGGTATTAATTTACCAGTTCCAACATAAGCTATTTGAAAGTTGTTTATTACATCTTCTAAAGAGATGTAACTGTAACTACCGTAATTTTCTTCAACAGTATTACCGTAAGCATCTCTGTTTCCATATTCACCACCACTTAATATTTTTAATTGAACAACAATACTTGTATTAGCTGCTAAATTACCTGTAAATGTTATTGTATTACCTGAAACAGTGTAAGCTGAAGTGTATTCTGTATATGTTAAAACACCAGCGTTTGCGGTGTATAACTTAAAATTATTTAAAGCGTAGTTTTGCTGAAGAGGATCATAACTACCAAATACTAGTTCAGTATCAAATGTAGTTGTGAAGGCTTGCCCAGCACCAGCTGCAGATAAGAACTTTTGTGTACCCGCGTAATATTGCTGATTATTTTCTGTAATTAAGCCCATGTATTATTAAGATTTTTCGTTTATGTCTTCTTGTTGTATTTTTTGTGCCGCTACTTGTATTATAGTAGGGTCTTGTATTATAACTCCTGAGTATAATAATATACCTGTAACAACATCAACTTGCTCAGATGGATGTAGTTCGAAGTTTACTGAAGAACTAGGGTCATAAATATACTGTCCTAAGCTACCAACTGAATATCCCCAATTTATCATTGCAGGTTGTTTCAAGTAGGATACTTGAATATCAGATGTTATACTTGTTGGATATACACTTATTTTAGTGTCTTCGTATAAAAATACAGGTTGTTTTTTAGTTGGCGCAAGTAATGGTGCTCTTTTTATTTTGTACCATTCGTTTCTTTCCACCATTTGAGCTTCAATAGTATCGTTATAAATTACAGTACCTAGCCTATAAAAGTTTGGCAATGAAGCGGTTGTGAAGTGATCTGTTGAAAATGTAGGTGTGGCTATTGTTTTAAATATATCTAGTTTTTCTTCTAGGTTTTTAACTCTGTTAGCATACTCATTATCATTCTCCGGTATACGTAACTGTTGATTCAGGTCACTCATATATTTTTCAAATATACCTTGCTGAACTTGATTACCTACTTTATTAAACTCATCTGGGGTTATATAACCTCTCTGTTGTTGGTTAAGTATTAATAAGACAGTTTTATAAACTAAATCTACATTTATAGCCATTATTTATTTTTTTATTATAATACCAGCCAGCCACGTTAAGTGACTAGCTAATATTAGTATTACATGTTATTCTAAGTTTTTCTCTACTGACCTATAAACTTCTACACCTTCGTCGGTTTTAAAGTAAGCTGCCATTGCAGAGTAAGGATTTTCATCAAAAGGTACAGTCATTAATTTCCTACCATTTGATCCCCAAGTAAATGTTCTTTGATCTTGAGATAATTTTATAATACCCATTTCAGAAGCTTTTATAGCTATGTTTCTTAATTGAACATTATCGTCGTTTGCTAGCTCCATGAATAAATCTGGGCTTTTCTTTGCAAACAATAAAAGATCTCTTTTTAATTCTTTAGTTGTCATAGTTGAAACCTTAGAACCTAATTCAACGCGAAGTATTGCTTCAGCATCATCAATATCCATGGTTCTTGCAGCCATCATTGCGTCAATTTGAACTTCTAAATCCTCTAATTCATCTTCAGCTATAGCAACAGGATTGTGTTCATAGTATTTGTTGCCCAACAATGGGTGATATAGAGATAATAATTTTTGTAGATTTTGTTGTTCTTTTTTAACGTAAAGTACACCGTCTTTAAACATTATATGTCCCAATGTAGCTTGCCCACTTTGCTCGTCTATAAAAGGAGAATTTTGATTGGTCGCGTATCTAATTTCTCTTTGTATTCCTTTTTTCTTATCAAAGTATAATAAAGGATGTCTTGATGTGTGTTTTGATGAAATTGTTAAAGTTAAAGGTGCTTGACCTATAACTATATACATTCTATCTTTTATTTCCCAACTTGGTTTTGCTGGTTCTTGTTTTTTTGGAGCAGTCATTACTTCTTGCTCTTGTACTATTTCTTTATTTGCTACAGGCTTTTTAGCTGTAGGCTTTTTTGCATTTGCTGCCATAATATAATATAATAAAATTTTTAATAAGAGTAATAATTACCCTTGTCAGTTCAACAAGGGTAACTACTACATTAATTTAATCGGTACTAGTCTGTGAATAACACAAAGTTGTTAGCCGCTTGAGTCACTAAACATCTTTCAGATAAGAAGTGAACCTCCATAGCATCTAAATCAGAAGTAGCAGCGCCACCTACAGATCCAGTGATCCAGTTTTTCATTCTTCTATCATCAGCTTGAGAAGCTCTATATCTTACGTGTAAGAAAGGTCTTCTGATGTTAGTTCCTAATATTTGATCGTAAACCGTAGAAGTTCCAGCAGGTACTAATACTCCTTCGATTCCAGCATCAGCAACACCTCCACGAGTAGAAGCATCGTTTAAGTATTTCCAGTCAGTCTTGTAGAAGTCATAAGAACCTCTTCTGAAACCAGAGAAACCTAAATTTAATGCCATTTCTTCAGAGTTTTCAAATACACCAAAAGAACTACCCCCTGCATACACAGCAGCAGTTGGTGATCCTAAAGGACCATTAGCTCCAATACCACCTAGCATATCATCAAAGTCTAAAGAAGTTTCTCTATTTAAGAATAACATGTTTTCTTCGATAGCTCCTTGAGTATCTAAGTTTTTAAGAATTGAATCAAACTGAGCTAAACCAGTTGCTGCAGTAAAGTCTACTAATACATTTCCACGGCTTTTAACAGCAGCGAAAAGACCCTCAGTACCTTTAGCAGTTGTAGTTGAAGTTCCAGATTTTAATTCACCTTCTACCATAGACATTTCTAAGTAGTCTTCAAAACGTAATCTTGTTTCAGATTCAGCTTTTAAATACCATAAGAAACCTCCTTGACCAGACTCAGTAGCTACTTCAACCCATCCAATCTGAGCAGTGTCAGATCCGTTGATTGCATACTTGTCTTTAATGATAATAGGAGAGTTAGAATACTGAGTAAAAGAAGGTGTTACAGAAATTCTGTTAGAATCTCCAGTTCCTTTTCCATATTCAGATCCGTAAACAAAGATTTTTAAGTTTGGTCCACCAGTTACTAAGTCAACTTCAGCAGCTCCACCACCGGTTCCGTCTAAAGCTTCTTGAGAGTAAGGAGCAACAGTTAATACACCTGCACCTAATGCACTTCCAGGAGTAGCTCCAGAAGCAACAACGTAACAGTTTAATTCTGCTCCAGTTGCTGGATTCATTACTACGATTGTAGAACCAGGAGATACAACATTTTCAATAAGAGTCGCACCAGCTCCACCAACAGGAATAGTTAAGGTAGATACTTTAGCTCCAACAGCTCCAGCTGCAGTTGCTATTACGTTTTCGTAAGAAATGTGTAATCTATTTTGTTCAGACCATACTACTTGATCAGAAGTCATCGGCATTTCAGCTCCTACCATTCTTAAGAAACCACCTAAGGTTCTGTTTCCATAACGCTCTACTTCAGCTTCATAGATTTCTGGTAAATACTGTTGTGCAAAATCATTGTTTCCATCAGTAAAGTTTAAATAATTGCCTTCTAAGGCTTGCTTTTTCTGCGTTGGGATTAAATTTCCAAACGCTGGGCTTACATTTGCCATAATTTTTTAATTTTTTTAGTTAAATTTTTTTGTTTTAATTCTAAGTTTAGAAGAATCATAACCGCTTATTGACTTAACTTTTATTCCGTTTACAAACTCACCTGAGCTAGTTTGCCTAGGCTCTGTGCTAGGGTTCTTAGACTTGTTAACTATCTCTTTAGTAGCGTCTGTCCTCCCTTGTTCATAAAAATGATTAATAATCTTGTCAGCATTTGAAGCAATATAAATAGCCTTGTGATAACCTTTCGTGTCTTTTACATTACCATTTTCATCAAGAAACTTTCCTACGAAATTATTAATGCTTGATTGGTTTTCTGCAACTTTACTTGGATCTTGTAAACCATATCTAAACTTCTTCTTACCTACATTGAAGTCAAAACCTTTGAATTCATTAGTAAAGTAATCATTTGTTTTTGATTTAAAGTCCGAATGCTGTTGCTCAGCTATCTTCTGATCTTCTCTGTATCGGTTGAAAAACTCCATTGCTTTTTGTTGTTCCTGAGTAACGCCGGGTCTCAACTTGATTTCGTCGTAATATTTACTCTTGGTATTTTCTAAAAAGCCTTTTGCTTTTGCAACCTCTTCTTTAAACGCAAGTTTCTTTTTGCGTATATCTTTTTCCTCATCTATGTCTTCATCATAATCGTAGTCCTCTAATAGCAGGCTAACGTCATCTGATTCTAAATAAGGTTTTGTTTGTTTGTAATATTCTTTTAATAGTGTTTTATCATCAACACTTGAGTAGTCCGCGTTTAATCTAACGTAGTCTTCTACTGATCCACCTGTTTCTTCCATAAAAGTAACAAGTTTATCTATGTTTTCAGGTAACACTCTTTGTTCAGCTACTTGCTTGTATTCTTCAGCGGCTTCTTGTAATTGATTGTTCGGAGGCGTATCATCGTCTTCGTCTACAATTTCTATAATACCATCTTCTTCAGCTACTTCAGGCGTGTCGTTAACGACTACAACAGGTTCTTCAATAGTATCTTCTTTAACCTCTGGTATTACTACTTTAGCAGCTTCTTCAGCTACTGGCTCTTTTACTTCATCTATATTAACCTTTATAGGCTCGTTAGATTGATTGCCTAAATTTTTAGGACTTGTTTTTTTGGATTTAATTTTAAAATCCCCTTCTTGTTTTACTTCTGACATAATATAATATAATTAAATAATTGTTTATTAGCTAGGTCCAAACTCTTCTATTCCGAATCCACCTAACACATCGTTTCCTGATGATTCAAAGTTTTTAGGTAATCCCTCTGTTTGCCTTTGTTGTATTAACTCCGACTGTTGGGATCCTTGCATCTTTATTCTTTTATCTTTTCTATCTTCAATTTCTTTTTCTTTAGCCCCTTCCGCATTTGCCCTTACCTGAGCTAACTGCATATTAAAGTTAAATTCTTCAGCCATTAACTCTCTTTTTATTTGAGCTTCAGTCTGCATTCTTTGTATTTCAAACTGCGATTTAGCTTGCTCTATACTTACTTTTTCTTGAGTGAGTGCTTGTTGTTTTTGCACTTCAGCCATTGCAGCTTTTTCAGATGCTTCAGCGTTTGCTTGAGCTTGAGCTTGAATATTAGCTTGTTGCTGTTCTTGTTCTCTTTTTATTTTTTGCTTTTGTCTAAGCTTTAGAAATTGATTAGCTAACTTTATGTTTTTTATTTGTCTGATATCAATTGCGTCAGATAGTGCAATTGCTTGTGTTTGCAATGCTACTTGTATGTTTTGTTCTAATAAAGCTTTCTCTTCATCTTCAGGTTCTAACTCTAAGTATATACCAAAATCATGCAGCTGTAAATTCATTAACTCTTCAAGAGTTTTTGTATTAAATGTACTTATAGCGTTCGTTAAAGCGTTTTCCGTTAAAGGGTTTTCAATAACGTCAGCTACTTTTAAACTTATATTTTCACAAGTTCTAACCGTTAAGTAAAGTAAAGAATCTAATATATGTTTGGTTGCAATATTAGAAGCGTTAGCCGCCATCTTTTGCAGACCTACAAGTGAATCTTTACTTGGAGCACTACCATCTCTAGCTTCATTTAATCCTGTCACATCCCTTATCATTTGTAAGTAATACTGATATGTACCAATTAAACTCTGTATTTTACCTTGACCGCTTGAAGATGATAATTCTTGCACAGGTACTTTACCTCTATTTAATTCACCGTCTTGCGTAAGTGATCTACCTACAACAGAACCTGTTTGAAAATACATGTTTAATGCTTCAGCTGGATTGTATGTTGTACCATTACCCAAGTCGACTTCTGCTAAACCATCCATATCTAAGAATACACCGTCTGGTACTATTCTAGACATCACCTGCTGTAATTTAAGATGTGTTATTTGTATCATATCAGCAAAGCTAGTAATTTTACTAACCACGGATTCAATACGTCCTTTATACATTCTAGGTGCAGATATACAGTAATTCATCATTACTTTTGTAGTATCAGCTGTTGGTCTTGTCATATTTTCTGCTAGCTTCCATTCTAGCATTATATTTGTACCTAGTACCTTTGCTCCAGTATATAATACTTCTATTGTTCTAGATATTCTTTCAAAATTGTCATTAGCTGGAGGATTGAATGTGTCAGGTTTTTCTAACGTTTTTTCTAATCCTTGATCTGTTTTCTTTATTTTAAATACTTGGTCTGAATATGTTTTGTATTCAAAGTATAATACTTGTATTGTGTTAGCATCGTAATTGCCCCAGTTAGTTACATACTGTGAATTACCAGGCATGTCTTGTATCTTTTCTAATTCAGCTGGTGATAAGTTTGGGAACTGCTTTTTAAGTTCTGATAAAGAAATTGATTTAACTTCACCTACGTAATATATATCTTCAAAGTTTGGATCTTCTGTATATGAATAAATCATATTAGCAGGATCAACATAATCAGTGACTATACCTTCAGCTTTATTAAATGATGTTTTAATAGCTCCAATACCTATAGTAGTTAAATCGTGAGCTAATCGTTTTTTTGTTTCATCATATTTATTAAAAGCCAATACATTATTTATAACCTCTTCTTCTGCAATTTCAACATTCTGCTTAGGAGTCATTTGCAAATGTATATCTAGCTCTTCTCTGTTTTCAGGTAAACTTTCTAAATCTCCTGTTGTTGAGAAATCCATACCCAAGTTTTGCTTTATATTTAACAAAGCTTTTTTGGTATTCATGTCTTTTTCAACAGCCGCTGCATAATCTGTTCTACTTTTCACAGAAAATGGATCTTGAGCAAAAGCATTTATATCATATGATTTGTTCGACATTCCATTTACAACGATATCGACAAATTTTGATATAACTGGTATTGGCTTCCAGTCTAAATTAAGATAAGATAAATCGCCGTTTATAGACAATTCATCTTTATACTTTTGTATTGATTGCTCGCCTCTGGCATATAAACGCAATGAGTGAAAGCTATTCCAATTGTTTAAGTATCTATTACCATTACCTCTTCCTTGATTGAACCATTCTTGTTCAATAGCTCTAGAGACTTGTAAGCCGTAATCATAACTAGCTTTTACTTCGTCGCTAACAACCTGGTTAGGGAAAGAACTATCGGTATTTGTTTGTATTTTCATTTATCTTAATATTTTAGACATAGAACCTCTATTATCATATCTTTTAATTCCTAAATCGTAAACCTTTTTTTGCACTGGACTAACAGGTGAGTATAGGTTTTTATTGCAAGCCATTATAGCTAATCCTGAACTTATAGAAGCATCGTGTTTTGTTCTATTGTTTATATTGAATTTACCCCAATCCTCTAATGTTCTTTGAAAGTACATATCTCCATAACCTGCTTCTGTTCGTCCAACACAAGTTTCTATGTATGATTCTATAGCTGCAGCGTGTGCTTGCTTTATATCTTCACTAGAGTTTGGTATACCACCTATCTCTCTTTCAGTTACAGATAATTTGTTTAATCTTTTATCAGGTCTGTTCATTGAAAAGCCTCGATAACCTCTTCTTTTAAAATGATACAGTAATCTAGGTTTGTTATTTTCAGCAAGTAATGGCATACCGTAAAATATGCAAGCCATCAATACGTCTTCAAAAAATATTTCAGCAGTTTGTGGCCTAGCTATATATTCCAAAAAGAATCTATTAGGCGGAACATCTTCCATGCTAAACTTAGTTAAACCGTGTAAAGCTCCATTAGAACCTCTTTTATCAACTGTACCTGATATATCATAACTATCACAACCAAAAGCACCACAGTGCTCGTTACCTGGATATTTTGTATTACCTTTTACTATAATCCTGTTTTGCATTTGAACAGGCGGAACCCAACTTACATTAAACCTGCCATTTTTGTTTGGCACAAATATAACTTTAGTGTCTTTGATCCCGTTTTCCCACATAAAACTTCCAGTGGTTATTATCGATGTGTTTCTAAGATCTTCGTTATAATCTATCTGTTCGTATATTTTTGTTAAGTTGAATAAAGATTGTTTTGCCTCATCTCTAAAAGCGTGTTGCTCTGTTCTTGGAAATTGACGGTAGTATTCATTTAAACCATCTTGATCTCCTTTTAAGCCTTCAACTTCATTATTCCAATAATCAATTACACCTTGTTTTATAATCGATCCGTCAGGTCCTTCAATTGTTTTTTTTGGTGTTTCAAATACAGGAAATCCATGAGAATCAATGTATCCTTCGTAGTTCCATTCCATAGGAATGAACAAACTATAGAGTCCTGAACGAGTTTGTCCATTTGCATTTCTTTTTGTTGCGTCGGAGTCATAGTATAATTTTTTGAAATTTTCACCACCCTTATCTAAAGCGTTAGACGTACTACCCATCATACACTTACCTATAATCTTAGAACCTAATCTTAAACAAGTTTTTGTAACTCTCCAGTTATTTAATATATTTGTAGGTCTTTCCCATTTTCCACTTTCATCGTGTACTAATAGTTTTAATTTTTCACCGTCGTACGAGTTGTCCCCGGTGTTCTTCCAGTCGATCGTTGTGTCGAGACCTGTGATCTCTTGTAATTTCTCGTTGGTGTCAAGCTTTTTACGGGTGAATTTTGATGCTGGTACTCTGTACGCAAGCTCCGTCTTTGGCCTGTCCATACCGTCCTGGATTGGTTTGAAGAAGAAGGGATAGTTAACTGAGATGGGTACGACCTTATCAGTAAACATCTTTTTGGCGTCTGGCCCGGACTTTGATAAAATGCCAAATCTTGAAT